TTAGGAATGTTTAGATCAACACGGCGGATCTTCTCTGGAGAGGCTGAACGAATAGTGGCATCTGGACCGATTTCAAGAACGTTAACATCGGCTGGTAGCGCGAAGGGCGCTTGGACGGATTTCTGAGCGGCTTCCAGTGCCAAACTTGCAAAGCGGGAACGAGCAACCTGTACCCACATGATGTCATCAAACTGACCGCGTTGATGCTCGTCAGAGTCAATGCCAGGACGTACTGCGATAACAACTGGGATTTCACCCATTTGGTTAATCGCTTTTGATAGAACAAAGTTATTGCGCTCTGGTAAGAATAGAACTAGCTGTTCTTTATCTTGGTAGCGATACATCTCAAGGATGCGTTGTGAGTTGCGGTTCTCGTACTGCCCACGGATAACAGTCTCATGCTCAGGGAAGTCGTTGATAAGTTCACGTACAGTTTTGGTGTAGCGCTTGCTGTATGAGATTAACTTGCCGAAGCGATCAAATTCTGGATAGGCGCCAATAGGAGAATCAATACGAATAGCAGGACGCTTGTTCTCATGGTCTTCCTCAATGATGATAGGTAGCATACCAAAGGTCAGGTAACGATCTGCACCTGAGTACATCATGGTCTGCAAGTTGGCAGTGTCGCGGTAACCAGCAGCAATCATGGTGCGGATGTCTGCCTTCTTACGTGCACGATCAGATACTGAGTCTGTGGTCATGCAGGAGAAGGTAGGCAGTGGAGCGATAACTTCTGCAACGTCGCGAGCTGCGATGTCAATGAAGTTAGCAATCATTGGCTTTGGATAATCCTCAGAGAACATGCCTGGGAAGACAGTATCAATCTTGCCTTGACGGATCGCTAATAGGTCGTCGTAGCGGGAATCACGTGTGTGATAATGGCCGCGTAGTTTCCGCAACTTATCACTAATGACATCAATGTCTAGCACTATAGGTATCCCCCGTTAGATGCGATCTTCTCTTGGATTTTCTGATATTCTTCTAGGTTCACGACTTTGCGCTTAGCAATCTCATTGCGAGTAGCAAATGGGTTTTTAACCCATGAACTACCATAAGCACCATTTTGGTTGATGTAATCGCGCATCTGGGTTTCTGCGAACCATAAGGCCATTGGGCCGTCCTGCTTATTCTTGGTGCCTGGTGACCAAGTAATCAACTGCTCAATCAGAGCCTTGATGTTTTCATTATCTGTGCGCGGCAAGTCAATGAGGTTATTACCCATGTGCTTGCCTAGCTTGTCAACAGTTCCAAAGAGCGGAGCCATCGAAGCCACACCAAATTCAGCATCCATCTTGTTGGCACCTGTGTAATGCTGGACAAGTCTAATGCCGCGTGATGCTAAGAACTTATTGATTTCCTCATCCATTGTAAGAAACAACTGGAAAGCGTTCTTCTCAATGACCCATACCTTTGGGTTGTACTTCTCGGTCCAACTAAAGATTAGTTCACGGATGCGCTGTGGTGTAGGCGCAGGCATCCTTGATGCTTCTAGTATGTAACGCTTTTGGGTTGCTCTGTCTCCTGTATAGACAATGGAGAATGTATCTCCCGACATGGCTGGATCCATCGAGCAGATCGTGTATGAACCGTTGAGGGATGTAGGATGTCCAGGTGCGCCGATAACAAGGTTGCCAGATGCTCGCATACCACTGACACTGCCTCGTACACATTCTGGGCTAAAGACCGCTTCACTGTCCACATCCTGTTGCTGATAAACCATTGCCCAAGTCTTTGGGTCAAGTAATCCTCGCCTTTGGCGTAAGTTCTTTCCATCCCATCGTGGGTATAGCCCGTCTGCGTCGGGGCCTGCCTCATCGCCCAACCACGGTCTATCAGATTTAGGCCAGAGGGTTTCCCATTCTTCAACCTTGTCCTTAAACTCAAGGACGGCTGGCATAGCCAGATAGGTCCAAGGGGACTTGCCTTCGGGGTATCTATCAGGATTGCGGACTTCGCGGTATAGATCCATAGGATCTACGCGGGTACCTACAATAAGAATCTTTCCTGTCGGACCAACGCGAGTTAAGACTTCTTGTTGAATCCAGCGAATTTGTTTTTCAAATTCGCCTGCGTTGGCTAGCGTCACACAGTCATCGAGTACGATCAAATCTGCACGTGCGCCGTAGATTTGACCGCCGATACCTAGAGCCTGGAGAGTCGGATCTTTCTCACCTGAGTCGCGCTCTAGGTAAATTGAATCTGCGGTCCACTTGTCGGCACTAGCCTTGAAGCCGTCAGCTGGCGCATAGCGCCGCTGCAACTCAGCATAGGTAGGGGAAGTCAGACGCTGCTTGATGGCATAGAGAAACTCTTTGGCCATGTTCTGCGTCTTGGAGACAATCTTGATACGTACGTTAGGATCTGTCACGATCCGATAGGTCAGGTAGTCAATACTGACCGTCATGGACTTGGCATGCTCTGGTGGCATGTTGCACAGGACATACTGGGGGAAGCCCTCTTCGTATGTCATGGAAGGGTGAAGCCAGGCTGGCTGGCCTTCCTCTAATAAACTGATGATGTTGCGCTGGTGAGGGAAAGTTTTGGAGTTGAGAAACTTGGAACGGAAGTCTTCAAATGAGATGTCTTTGTCTTCTGTGCTAACAACACCCTTGCGCCGTTGCACGGCGCGGGCTAAGTCAATTGCTTCCCTGAACTGTGGATCGCTGGCACGGTAGTACTCATATGACTTGATAGTCTTCTTGCTGGCGCGGGTAGCGTCAGCAATTGAGTAGCCGTCTTCTACCAACTTGAGGATAAGTTCTTTTGCCTCTGGCGCCGAAAGCTCTGCTGTAGGCGCAAGCATATGGTTCTTCGGGATACTGGCCATATGGCAGAAATATCCTTCCCAAAAAATATTTAGACTACACCCAGTTTACGTACCCCTTTGGGGGTACGCTTAGTGGGTAAGGATAAGGGGCATTTCCAATGCCCTACAGTTAACTAGGGGGCGCCGCAAGCGCCCCACCGTAACGGTAACTCGCAGGCCATAGGGCCTGCTCGGTAGCTGGGGACTTCTAATGCGCCGTGAAGTCCCCCTATATATACTAAGGCGGGATATCGTGTGTTTATCCCACCTTTTTCAAAAATAGTTGTGTGAGTTGTATCACATGTTCTATAGTCAGTATTTTATACTGGTTATAGCCTATGTTTAGAAAAAATATCTGGGTTGATAGTATTGTATAGTCACGCGTAGTATTAAAAGCCTGCGGGTCGTTGAAACGGGAAAGAGGGACGAGGGAGAATCTATACTAGACACGAAGGTATTCTTATGTCTATCTCTCAACTACGAAGTGAGGCTTTTGAAAGTGAAAGAGATTGATACCTAACTGGGCGATTCTAATTCGTTAATGGGTGGAAGTGGAGCGATTAGAGGCGAAGTGGTACGAAGTGAGAGGGATAGGGGACAGTCGCTCGCGCTCCTGTCAGGGCTAACTCTTGCCCTTTCCTCTCATCTCTCGCCCTGATTCCTGAGCCATGAAGAGGGAAATACTCTCAGGAAACTCTCAGGGTTAAATGCTTGACACGCCTATCTCATGCGTGTATTTTGATCTTACTAGCCCAAGGAACTACCCAAGGGCAGAACAGGACAGGACGAACATGACACGCAAGGATTACGAAATAATTGCAGAAGTAATCTGCAATCTTATGCAGGATTTCAACAATAGCGGGAGCGACGAAGTGAGCCTCTCACTAGTTGCGGGCGAAATGGCAGCTGCCTTGCAAGGCACTAATCCCCGATTCGATCGCGCCCGATTCCTTACCGCTTGCGGGGTGAAGTAATGCGTACCTCACCCGCTAATGTAATTTCATGCCTATCGGGCGACCTATTGGTGGAGCATAATCTCATCATCGAGGCAATTAGCGAAGACGGCGACCTGTTCGCCCTCTTCCGCGAAACTGTCGGAGACTTCACCGAATACCCCTCACTTCGCGACGCGGTAGGGGGGGCTTTCTAATGGCGAAGAAATACAAGACGCCCGCTTACATCAAGCCATGCGGGCAATGTGGACAGGGCAAGGGGTATCACCCCTTGCGCTCCGATAACGCCCCTACGATTCACTTATGCGATACCTGCTTTCGCGCCATGTGCGACGCGCAACTTCGCGCCATGATTGAAAGGACGGCTACCGCATGAACCGCCTCATCACCGCGCTAGGCGTAATTCTGCTCATCTTCTTAGGCTATTTCGACGCCACACATCACCCCGTCTATTCTAAGAATTGCAAGATGACGCCCGACGGGCTATCTTGCGCCTTAGACCATTGGGAAAGGAATAAGTAAAGGCGAAACGCCCCGCAAGGGGCGTCGTGAGGTAATCGCCTCACCTGATGAGCCTAATTAGCCGACAGATACAAGACGGGACAAGAACATGGACGAGAAGACAATTCAACAAGTAAGCGACGCGATCAAGGCAAGCGCACCCGACAAGGCGAGCGCCGATTCTTTTGAGGCAATGCTGGCAAGTGGCAAAATTATCATAATGTAACGCGAAACACCCCCGAGAGGTATGGACGCGGGGGCAGGGTAGCGATACCCTGCTCCTGAGCCTAGAATCTTTCTAGGACAATGACAGGACAGGATAAGACAATGTGCGACGAATACAACGGCTGGACGAACCGCGAAACATGGGCGACCATGCTCCACATTAATAACGATCAGTACTTCCAAGAAACCGCGGAAGAATACGCGCAGAAGGCAGCCGAAGATCATGCAGAAGATGAAAGCGCGGACGCGCTTTATTGCTTAACCGAAACGATTCAGGAGTGGATAGAAAGCCTCTTAGACTTTCGCGCTTATCGCGAAGAGTTTGGCTCAGAAATGAGCGACGGACTTCAATCCATGCGCGACGACATCGGCTCCCTTTACCGCGTGAACTGGCGCGAAATTGCCGAGAGCTTGCTCTCAGATGTGAAGGTGGACGCATGAACATCTCAGACATTTATAGCCGTTGCGCTAATTGCGGTTATGAAGTAACCGACAAAAGCGAGCGCGATTTCTGCCAAAATTGCGAACGGGCTTATCAACTAGGACAGGAAGAGGGAAAACCTGTTGAAATTTGCCGAGTTTGCGGGTACACCTCGCAAGAGGTACGCATAGAAAACGGCTTATGCTCCGTTCACACCTGCGAAAAGTGTGGCGCGGAAGGCTACGCAAGTGGCGACAAGGGCGACATTTTATGCGAAAAGCATGGGGGGCAATGATGAGCGACGGCGTAATTACGATTCAAGAGTGCAAGCTGTACGAGTGCTACAACCAACGCCAAAAAGGCTCCAAGTACTGCATTTTCCACCAACCAATCAAGAAAGAAGGCGCGGAATGATCGAGTTACATTTAACTATTCATGTCGCAGAAGGTGCCGACCATAGCGACATCGTGCAACAGGTGAACGGGGGAGTACTTTGCCGATTAGAGGACGACGACAAGACGATAACCGAGTGGGCATGGTCAGCCTATGACGAGAACGATCAAGAGGTGGAACTATGACGCTGAACCAGATAACCGCGTGTAAATCATGCGGAAAAGAAATGGAAATGTGGAAAATGTATTGGGGCGACGCTGGAAATTGGTGTTTAATCTGCCCTACCTGCCACAAAGGCGAAAGGTTAAGCGCATGACCTACGGCAAGTGCTGGGTGTGCGCCACCGAAATGTCGGGCGACTCTCAGACGAATGAGAATAAAGTCAAGTGTGATAGGTGTGGCTGGGTGTCTAATAAAGACGGGAGTTACTAGCCATGACCGCGAAAATAGGCGAAGAAATCTCTTGCTATAAGTGCAGGGCGAAGGCTATCGTTACGACTACAAGACAGGCACGCTATTGGGCGTGTCTGCCTTGCTTAACCGAAATCCTGAAAGGATAATGACATGACCGAGCAGACCAAGAACGAACCACTAAACGACACGGAACAAGCACAAGAGGCGAGCAGGGAAAACCAGCTGGCTACCTTGCGCTTTATGACACGACAACTAGACGATCTATTAAAAAACAGGAGCAAGTAATGAGTAAATGGACAGTATGGGCAGGCGGTAGTGAAGTAAATTGGCAACACTATACGCACAAAATAGACGCTGAAAGAATAGCTGAATTTTGGCGTGAGGTTAAAGGTTATGACGATGTAGTAGTGGAAGAGGTGGCATGATGAACGAACTAGAACAACTCACCAAGAACATAGGCGAAGCGGTACAACGAGCCTACGATAAGGGCTACTCAGAAGGTGCTAAAGACCAACTAAGTGAGGCGGTAACTATCCTACGCCAACGCCAAAAAATCGCTAACGATCTAGGACGCGACGCAACCGAGCTAATTCTTGCTATCGGTATGTTAATGAAGGAGAGCGACCTATGATAATTCTCTTAGCAATTATCGCAGGGGTGGCAGGTGCGCTCATGGTGACGATGACCGAGCAGGACTTCAAGTGAGCGGGGCGCTACCCCTTGACTCTAAACCAGCGTGTGACGGCTACGACCCTGAAATCTTCTTCCCTGAACCAACACGCGACCTTGATGAGCGAGTCAAAATAACCGAGAAGGCAGCTTTGGCGCTATCACTTTGCGCTAGATGTCCCGTGCAAAAGGAGTGCTTAGACTTGACAATGGCTGATAGGGACAGGCTAGGCTGGGGTATCTCAGGCGGAACATTCCCTTATGAAAGGCTGGAAGCGATAGGACAGACACGCAAGGCAGTTTATGACTACCAACGACGCATGCGCCAATGGGCGCAAGAAGCGAAAGGCTTAACATGTCCACCAATCCCCGATCAAAAGCAGGACTTCCCGCGCAGACGCTTATTTCAACAGTATTATTCCTCTGTGCTGGGCTTATAGGCATGCACACGATACCTCTAGCAAGCCATGAGGTGCCGTTTAAGCCTACCTTTATGAAGGTGGGCTACTTTGTCCCCGAAGGCTGGTCAGTACAGACCTACGCCAAGCGTATGTATCGGGTACAAGGCGGCAGTGAGCGCCAGTGGCTATGCTTAAAGCAACTCTGGACAAGGGAAAGTCACTGGAATTACAAGTCACGCAATAAGCACGGCGGAGCTTTAGGTATTGCTCAGGCTTATCCTGCTACCAAGATGGCAATTAGTGGCAACGATTACAAGACAAACCCAGCTACGCAGGTAGTGTGGGGCTTGCGCTATGTCAAGAGCCACTGGAATAATAACGCTTGCCTAGCACTACACCACAACATAACGAGAGGTTACTACTAATGGAAAAGACACTGGAGATAAAGATGAAAAAGTTACTGGACAGGATTGAAGCAGAGATTTCATACATGAAGCGCGGAGATAATGATTGCTGCCACGACTTTGAGCGCAGAATGTTGGAAGTCCTTGATTTCGAGAAGGCTAAGTTAAATCATGGCTAAGCCATCGGAGATTAAGAAGGTTGCCGCCCTGCTAGAGCAGGACGCAACCGACGCCGAAGACATGGCGAAAAAAATCTGGGAGCTGGTGGAAGACCTGATCCAACAACGCGAGCAGTATGTGGCAGTAGTGACGCACCCAACGCTGAACCTCTACCAAGTAGTCGGGCCTTATGGAACTGAGAACCAACTACGCAAGGATTACGGCAAGCGTATCCACTCTTATGATTCATCGAGCTACGCCCGTTTGGCTAAGTTAGTACACCCTGATAACATAACGCTATAAGATTCTTGCTAGTATTTATCGTTTCCTAGCAAGAAAAGCAAGCCCCGCTTGAGCTTCCGTCCTGTCGCTCGCGGGGTTTTTGCTTTACAAAAACTTAGCGTTATCGGTTGAGTAAAAGCCAGTGCTATTAAACTTTACTGGTGGCGAAGTCCAGACGCGATCCATCAGAGTGTTGCAGTTGGTCTGGCACATAGGTGCATCTGCCTCTGCATGGATAGATCGCTCCACCCCGTAGGTGATTCCGCACTTAGGACAGCGGTACTCATAGGTCGGCATTTGGTTTCCGTTTCTTGCTGACGAAAGGATTCTCCCCGCCAAGCTCGTTGCATAGGCGGCGCAAAGCGCCAGATACTTTACGATGAGCAGTCGAGTCAGAGATTTCCAACGCGATAGCCAACTGACTGTAATTAAAATTCTCAAAGAACTTATACTGCAACACGATACGATCATCGGGTTGCAATTTCTCCAGTGCAGCACGAACATCAAAGATGGCGGCAACATAGTTGCCACCCTCAGCAGCAGCACCAGCACCACCTGATACACGTGGCTTGGTAGCGTCCTGCGTAGGTGCTACATCAGACCAAACATGAGGCAGTAACTCAGAGAGCAGGGCAGGTGAGTAATAAACCTCATCGCGTATCTCGTAACCTACCCTTTGCGATTTAAGTTTGCGGCAATAACGCTCAGCATGGCGCGAAAGAGTTTTAGCCAGCTGACGCACACCACCTTGATAATCCTCACGATTCTGCTCAGGCTCAAGCCAACCCTTAACCTTTTCTTCATGGCCAACGACCCAGAGCAGGCACTCTTGACGGACATCATCAACTGCAAAGTATGTACTGTACTTTTTGTGGACTTGTCGTGCCACCTGTGCGGCGATGTCGGTTGCCTCATCTAACCAATCTTTCATAGTTCCTTCACATCATGTAGGTACTGTTGATCTACTGTGTAACAAGGAATTGAAAACTCTGTATTCCAGAACTTATCGTGCTGGCCTTCATAGCCATAGATCCAGCCAACTATGTTGGCAGTGTAATGATCGGGCAAAGTTACCAAAAAATATTTACGAGTTGGATCGTCCTCTTTGGTAAGTATCAGGCGACCAGTAGCATAGGTGGTAGTTCGTATCTCATGGCCTGCTATGTCGCCAGTCTTGCGATCTTCAAAGAGAGTGTGTGGAAACTTATCGAGCCAGCGAGCAACGGCAATCTCACCAAGCACACCACTAATCTCACGGGCGATAGCTTCAACCCATGTCTTAGCAGCAGACTTGGTTGGGTCATTACCACGTGCGCGGTTGTAGTTGTACCTACTTACCGCTTCGTTGGTTGCCCATGCCACATCGCCAGCCGATAGTTTCTGTTCTACCACTTGAATACTTTTCCATTCACAGTGAAAGATCGGTTCACAATAGGTACAAGCTGAGGTGTTACTGTCTTGCCATCAACATGCAAGATACCAAAGCCCTGTTGCCATGTGAATAAGCCAGACTTAATGTACTTAGCATGGCGACGATGATCCATAAGATGACCAACTTCCATGCCCCACACAGTCTTAGAACCTGACGCCCATGACTGGGTGTAGTGAGTTAGACCCATGCGGTGTGTATGTCCGCAGACAACTGACATGCCTGAGCGCTTGGCTAAGCCAAGTGCGGTAGCACCAGCAGTCGGCTGAACATTGCCCTCATCGCCGTGCATAAGTATCCAGCCTGGGGCTAGTTGATAACTGGTGTGATGGTAGGTGATACCCAACTCATCGAGCTTTAAGAACTGTTCAATCTTTAATTCAGGTAAGCCTAGAAATCCTGGCGCTCTACCTTTGATCTTGTTATACAAACGATCTGAGTGGTTGCTGCGAACAATATGTTCGACAGTTAAATCTTTAAGTAACTTGACTGTGATGTCGCGATGGCGACCTAAATCGCGTTGCCATTCACCTTCGCCGCCTTCTTCCCAACGGCTCAGTTGCGGTAAATCAATCTCATCACCAACTGAAACGACAGTCTCTGGTTGATACCAATAAATAAACTTCTTGATAGCCTCTGTTGCGGCAACGTCATGGTACGGGGATTGCAAGTCGCTGAGTACCACTATGTTTTTTATCATTTGTCTGGCCAGTCTCCATCCAGTACTAACAGTGCGATTGCACTGTAGTTAAGCAGGTCGAGAAATGAGTCACGCAACGACTCGTTCTCTGGCTCAGCGCCAGAGTCAATGAGATGGTTAATGCGGGCTACCTTGTCCCAGATGCGTACACGTATGCCGTTGAGTGGACCGCCTGGGCTACGAGAGATGTTGGTTGGGCCGTAGTCACGGTGCTTCTGTAGTAGCAAGTTGCCAGCTCCATCAAAGATGTCCCACATGGAGCCGATAAAATCGTTATCTATTTTCTTACTGGTATAGGCTTTATTAACAAAGTCTCTTTCTGGCGATCCGCTTTTAAGATGTGAAAGCCCCAAGTAGTCAAGGTCAAAATCATCTGCTGCCATTCGTCGTCACTCACCCGTCCCCAACCTCTTCCTTGGCAAGACCTTCTCACCAGCATACTTATAGTTACCAGTATCCTCAATTAAAGTGTAACACACATACGTAACTGAATCGTCTCGAACCTCAGTAGGAAATTCAATTTCATCTAGCATCCAAAATTGTGGTGCTACATCGCCACCATCTAGCGGACCATACAAGTATTGCGGATTTTTACCGCTCACTATCTGACCTGCTGATAGATGGTGAGAGGTTCTCCACTGTTGTTGTCATAGCCACAAGCGATTGATAGCGCTTGCTTGGCGTACGCCATTCCTTCATTTGGATTTTTAGGGACGCCGAGTGCTGCTGCGGCGCCGATTGCATACGGGCTGCCAGAACCAACGCCGTAAATACCGCGCTTATCTCTGGCCCAAGACCAGTCAGATCCAATGTCGTAGATTGTTCCGTGGATTGCAACAAGTAACTCAGCTCCTTCATCTTCCAATGGCACAAAGCCAACTTCTCTGTATGTATCTTTAATAGCAGGCAGAAATTTCTGCGTGACGAATTTATCCAATGCGTCAACTGTGGTGAAGGCGGGTGGTTTTGGGTACTTAGTTTGGTGGGAGAAGATTTGCGCTGGTCTGAAATCTCCAGCCAAAGCGATAATGTAATCGGGCTTGCGGACTATCTTACCTGCGCCAGCAGGCAGGTTAAAGATACGTCCGTCATCTACGACGCGGGTATCTGCACCCACCACTGCCCAGTTATGTCCTTGGATACCGATTACAGTTGTCATTTAGGAAGCAAGCCTGTCCATGAACCAGTCAGAGCCAAGCTCCAAGTACATGTCGTTAACATCCTTGTTATCTTCCAAGTGGACAACAGTTGCCTTATCAAGATCGTCCTTGATTCT